GAAACTGTTTAAAAATAGTATAACTGAGGTCAAAGTGGGTGGTATCGATATGAGTGACTATCCTAAGTTTTGTGATGCTTACATCGAGTCTGCTTTGATAGATGGTGTGGAAGCCACTGAAGCGGAGCTTGAGGACTTGACTGAAGATAGCTCATTTCTTTACGAATGCATACACAATCAAATCCACTAATAGAAGGAGACGCCTACAATGGAAAATATAGTTTACGATTTTGACCCTGATGTATTTAGCACAAAGGTAAAAGCTAAGAAAAAGCGCATTACCATTTCGCAGATACTGAAAAAGATTGATTGCGAACACATGGCACTTGAAAAGATTCTCACCAGTGGTGGTAATTACTTTTTGTTCACGTATGACACGCATCCAGATTTTGACGGTGAGGATAGACCAGAGTGGGCAGACTGGGCGCAGCATAGCGTTAACGTCCATCAACTTAATCATATGTCGTTTGATAAATGGGTGGAAGAAGGCCGTTCGTTTGCTAGAGATATGTCTGCATAGATAAGAGGAGACCCCTACAATGGAAATAAGAAAAACATATTTATTAGTATCGGCTGACGTTGAGATGATGTTTGCATCAGGAGTGGTTCACTCATTCCGCATCTCAGACATACCGTGCGTATGGGAGTGGGATGAGATGTCGAGAACAGCCTGTGAGTATTGGGCTGCGTTTGATTACATAGGAAACACATGGCACAACTACGATTGGTTCTCAATCAAGTCCTGGACTGGATCACCAAACCCTATATACAAACGTCAAAATAAAAATGCACTGAGCATTGATGGACTGGATCACCATTGAAAAAGGATACAGACGAATGTACCGAGTAAATATGATAGATGACACAGGGTTCCTGTTTGCCTATCTGACGTTCAGATTTGAGGATGAGGCAAAGACATACATGAGCAAATTTAAACCTGAGCGAACTAAATTAGTAGTTGAAGAACTGTAGAATGTAGTTTAGTCTACGAATCATAGATAAACACTTGAAACAAAAGGAACATAAAATGACTAACACAATGACCAAAGAAGCTGTGTACGAAGCAATCGCAGCTAAGTCTACCAAGATCAGTACAGTGTCGTTCATCAAGGCAGACGGTAGCATCCGTACTATCAATGGCCTGTTCAAACCATCGTCTAAGATCGTAGGGTCTGATCGTGGTGTAGCACAAGGTGAGGCTATGAAGGCACGAGGACAGGTTCCTGTGTACGAACTGTCGAGCCAGCGTTGGAAGAGTTTTTACGCTGACCGTGTAGTGGAAATTAAGTAATGTCTACTGCACTCTTATGTCTGGCTACTGCCATTTACTTTGAAGCCCGTGGGGAGAATCTCACGGGTCAGAGGGCAGTAGCCTCTGTAGTACTCAACCGAGTGGAAGACCCACGATACCCTGATACCATCTGTGGGGTCGTGTGGGAACCTAAGCAGTTCTCGTTCACCCACGATGGAAAACCTGAGAAGATGTACGAGGTAGAAGCTCGTGAGACAGCCATGCAGGTAGCTGAGGAAGCCCTACAAGGGAATGGGTTAAACATTACCAGTACGCATTACCATAGCACAGGAGTAAAACCCTATTGGACCAAGCAGTTTCTTCTTGACGGTAGGGTTGGTAATCATTACTTTTATACTAATCAAACACCATACAAGTAAGGAGAGGCACATGACCCCATCAATGGAAAGACACCTGATTGAACTGGGTTTGTTACCACCAACGGAATTACAGGTACTAGAGAGTATGTCACAAGCACTAACAGATCACTGTCGTCGTATGACCAAAGGTTTTTACGATGACCCCCGAAATGAAAATGGAGAGGTTCCCTTCTAATGATGATATTTCTACTGATATGGTTCCAAGTAGTACCAGAGCAAGGTGTTAGGTATCACCATCTGAGTACACATGAAAATAAGACTTTTTGTCAAACAGCATTGAGGGATGCTAGTGTGATGGTAAACGATAAAACTGAAACGATAGAGTGTATTGGAGTAAAGATAGATGCAAATTAAGACGACATACATTGGTCACATGGGTAATGATCTCTCAGTAGTTAATGCAGCTAGGGTATCATTCGGCAAGAAATCTGAGATGGATATGTCTGATCCTTTTGGGCCACCTCAGTTGAAAGAGAAGGATGCTAAACTAATACGCTATCTGGCAGATCACAGTCATATCAGTCCATTCGGACATTGTTTTATTTCTGTTCATGTCAAGAGTCCAGGGTTCGTAGCTAGGCAGCTAGTTAAGCACAAGTTCCTACGTTGGAATGAGATAAGTCGTAGGTATGTAGATAATGAACCAGAGTTTTATATACCTGATGGGTGGCGTGGGCGTAGTGCTGATAAGAAGCAGGGTTCCGAGGGTATAGTAGATGTAGGTGATTGGGGAGATGCAAACTGGGCATGTCTAAAAGCCTACAATGATCTACTTGAGATTGGCGTAGCACCAGAGCAAGCACGTATGGTACTTCCACAATCAATGATGACTGAGTGGTACTGGTCAGGCTCACTGGATGCATTTGCTGATATGTGTAGGCTACGTCTAAAGTCTGACGCACAACAAGAAACAAGAGAGGTAGCTATGCAAGTATACGAGATTATAGAGCCTTTATTCCCTGTGTCGTGGGAAGCACTGATGGTACAGGGGGAAGGATGATGGGATTCATATGGGGTGCATCAGTGACTTATCTATTGGCGTTGATCTTGATGATGGACGCTGTGGATACCGCCGAGGGAATAGACGACGACGAACGAAATGGTGCAACATTGTTTGTGTTCTTTTGGCCTTGGGAAGCTGTACTGGTAATATTTCACAGACTGACAGGGGGTCGTTTCAATGGAGAATAATAAGGCTACAATCCAGGATATCATACGAGAGATGTTGAAATGCCCACGGGTAACAACAGAGGATGTGATCCACATTATTAGGTTGCGACAGGAAGAACTATCACAGGAACCTGAGCATGAATGAAAAAGAGATTGTAAAGATGTGTGATAGGTTGGCCTACAAGTACAACAACAAAGGACACAGAGAGGATATGAAGATGGAAGGTATCCTAAAGTGCTACGAGATACTTGGGGAAGAACCTAATGTCCATCCAGCGAAGCTCTACCGTGAGGCTAAAAGGCGTATGCACGACTATATAAACCTCGATATAAAGCCTGTGTCCATCCCTAAGCACAGTAGATCACGTAGGCTTGTGTATAACCCAGAGGATAATAACTCAGGGGATATGTCTGAGGATGGCTATGGGTGGCTGAGGGCTGTCCTGACAACCTATGATGTATCCTACGACGAAGACTACGGCATGTCAGATAAGGATCATGTTGTGGAATACGAGAGAAAGGAACAAGCAGACCACATAAGAAGTGTTGCATCTGAGACACTATCTGCAACTGAATTGTACATAATCCAGCTTAGGTACTATCAAGACCTAACACAATATGAGGTAGGTATAATGCTTGGTACTAACAAGATGTGGGTATCTAGGCACGAAAAAGCTGCGTTAAAGAAGTTAGGAAAGGAGTTATTGTAACAATTCGTGATGTTACTAAATATTAGAAATGTCCCTATAAGCAAGTGTAGGGATTACATAAGTATTAACTTTAGTATTTAAACTAGATCAGTTAAATACTTATGTATAACTTAAGTACAAGGAAGGTCGTTATAATATGGCTGAACACGGACACCAACCATGCCCATATCAATCGTGTGGCTCTTCCGATGCCTTCAGTTACAACACTGAGGGCTACGGCAAGTGTCACGCCTGTAACAGAAGCTACCCGTCCAATGGAAATATGTATGAGTGGGCGAAGGATAAATACCCAACAAAAGAAAGGGACGATTATATGTCGTTTACACCAAAACTGATCGAAGATGTATCAAACGGTGAGTATGTCAATATGCGTGGCATCAACACTAAAACGATGGAAGACTTCGGCGTACTGACTTGGGATGACCGTCAAGAGTACGTATACCCCAGCGGTGGAATTAAGGTTCGTAAACTGTCGGAGAAAGGTTTCTACGCTAAGGCAGGTTTCAAAGGTGATGAACTCTTCGGTATGAATCTGTTTACTGCTGGTAGCTCTAAGATGGTAACGATCACAGAAGGTGAACTAGACGCCCTATCTGTGGCTCAGATGCTCAAGAGTGGCTACACTAACCCTGTGGTATCTCTACCGTCTGCTACACCGTCTAAGAAGCTATGGGAGAACTGTGCTGACTGGCTCAACAGTTTTGAGAAGATTATCCTGTCAGTTGACAATGATGAAGCTGGTAATGCTCTTGCTGATCGTGTGTCCAAGCTGTTCCCTAACAAGGTCTACCGTGTTGACCACAGACCCTACAAGGATGCCAATGAGTTCCTACAGGCTGGTAAGGCTGCTGACTTCAAAGGTGCATGGTGGAACGCACGTAAGTTCACACCTGAGAACGTGATGAACAGCACACAGGACTTCTTGTCGTTGTACAAGGATACACCTGAGCACCAGTATATACCAACGGGTATACAGGCATTAGACGATAAAATACTTGGTCTCATGCAGGGTCACTTCACAGTGATTAAAGCACCTACAGGTATCGGCAAGACCGAGATCATGCGTTACCTTGAGTACAATATGCTACAGCGTAAGGTTCCTATCGCAGCATGGCACTTGGAAGAGACTAAGCTACGATCCCTGCTTGGTCTTGTGTCATACGAATGTGGGGATAACCTAACACGTAGGGACTTGATCGAAGAGAAGGGTGCAGAAGATCAGGTAGTACAAGCTATCGGTAGGCTAACCGCCGACGAAAACTTCTACCAGTTTTACTTAAGTGATGGTCAGGGTGCTGACGATCTGATCGACCAGATACGTTACTTTGCTGTAGCCTGTGGTGTTAAGTTTGTATTCTTTGAGCCTATCCAAGATGTGCTTGTAGGATCATCTGATGAGAGTAAGGAACAGATGTTAGCTGACCTGTCAGTACGTCTATCCAAACTGTCTGCTGAGTTGAACGTAGGTATCGTGACCATTGCTCATACTAATGATGATGGTCAGATGAAATACTGTCGTATGATCGGACAACGTGCTTCGGTTATCATTGACCTTAAACGTGATAAAGAAACTACAGACCTACAGGAGCGTAACACAACGTACCTGTCCATAGAAAAGAACCGTCCCTGTTCAGAAGAAGGTAATGCAGGGATGATGCGATTTAACACAGACACATTCATACTAAGCGAGGTGATATGACACAAAGAAATCAAAAGTCCGTTACGGAAGGTACTGACGCAGAGAGACACTTTATTTCTCTCAGAGGTTCAAACTTCATACGCAAATCAACACGAGATGAGGACATCCACGAACACTGGGATGTGTTGGATAAAGAGTTTGGTCGAATTGACGTTAAGGCAGCTAAGAGGATGTTCAGAGGTGGAGACATAGACCATACAATCTGGTGGGAACTAAAGACTGTCAATCGCCCCCCCGAATGGAAACCAAAGAAAGGTTGGGGCGTACCAAACGGTATTGATCGACTTATTGCAGTTAGGGGTGAAAATGCCTTTTACTTAATTAGACCAGAAAGTATCATAGATGATTTGAGAGAGCGGTGTACTAAGTATTATCGTGGCGAGTTCGGTCTTTATGGTCGAGAGGGTCGTGGTGACTTAACAACAATACTACCTTTGTGGTATGTAGAGGAAAATGCGGAAGTTTACTTGGAGGTATGAATGACAACAGTATATGACATTGAAACAGACGGTCTATTAGATGAGTTGACCAAGATTCATGTCTTGTCTTATTCAGATGATGGTAAGACGGTACATCATACGCATGACTACGATGAAATGCGTGAGTTCTTTACTACACGCAAGGCACTTGTAGGTCACAATCATGTTCGCTTTGATATACCAGCGGTGGAAAAGGTGCTAGGCATTGAGGTAAAGGCTCGTCTGATCGACACTCTAGCGTTATCTTGGTATCTACACCATGACCGTATGAAGCATGGGCTTGAGGGCTACGGAGAGGACTATGGAGTGCCTAAGCCTGTCATTAAGGACTGGGACAGCCTGACACCAGAAGAGTACGCTCACAGGTGTGATGAGGACGTTAAGATCAACGTGCGTCTATGGCGTGACTTAGACCTTAAGCTCAACAAGCTGTACCAAGACTCAACTGAGAAGGATCGTCTGATCGACTATCTTACATTCAAGCTAGACTGTGCAAAAGAACAAGAGACCCTACGATGGAAATTAGACGTAGACAAGGCACAGGTAGCCTACGACGAAATCATGGCACTAAAGATAGAGAAGGTAGACCAACTAGCAGAGGCCATGCCAAAGAAGACACTCACCCGTGTAGCTAACCAGCCAAAGGTTATGCACAAGAAGGACGGTGATCTATCGTCACATGGGGAGAAATGGGTAGCACTCTGTAAAGAGTATATGCAGCCCGTTACAACTCAATCTTTTGTCGTTAAGACAGGAGAAGAGAGGGGAAACCCTAACAGCAACGACCAAGTAAAAGACTGGTTATATTCACTGGGGTGGAAGCCTCGTACATATAAATTCCTAAGAGATAAGGTGACAGGTGATGAACGACAGATTGAACAGGTACGAAAAAATGGAGAGTTATGTCAAAGTGTCAGAGAGCTTGCAGAGGTTGACCCGTCTGTTGATCTTCTGGATGGTCTCACAGTTCTTACTCACCGTGCTGGTATTCTTAAAAGTTTCCTAGAGTGTCACAAGGACGGATGGCTAGAAGCTAGTGTAGCTGGTCTCACTAATACCTTTCGCTTCAAACACTTTCGCCCACTGGTAAACCTACCTAGCGTAGACAAGCCATACGGTGATGTTATCCGTGGTTGCCTAACGTGTCCTGATGGCTATGTGTTAGCTGGTGCTGACATGACCAGCCTAGAGGATACAACTAAGCGACACTACATGAAGCCACTAGACCCTGAGTACGTAGAACAGATGAGTAAAGAAGGTTTTGACCCACACTTAGACTTAGCTCTACACGCTGGTGTTATCTCACAAGATGACATCGACAAGCACAACTCAGGAGAAAGGTCACTGAAAGCACTACGTAAGAATTACAAGGTGGTGAACTACAGTGCTACGTATGGTGTAGGAGCGCCTAAGCTGGCCCGTGAGACAGGTATGACCCAACGTGAGGCTAAGACCCTACTAGAAGCGTTCTGGTCACGTAACTGGGCTATTGAGAAGGTGGCAAGCACACTACGTACACGGGAGCTATTTGGTTCTATGTGGCTCAAGAACCCTGTGTCTGGATTCTGGTATAGCCTACGTAGTGATAAGGATCGGTTCAGTACACTCAACCAAGGCACAGGTGTATACTGCTTTGACAGTTGGGTTAAGGAGTGTCGTGGTATGGGTCTGGAGACCATAGGTCAGTTCCACGATGAGATCATAGTTTTAACAAAAGAAGGAGATGAAGATAAGGCAGAGAATATAATGCAGATGAGCATTAACAACGTGAACCATGAGATAAACTTGAACGTACCATTAGGGACAGATGTTCAATTTGGTAACACGTATGCAGACATACATTAAAAAAAGTAAAATAAATGTACGAATTAGTGTTACAAATCTCAAAAAATGTCCCTATAGTATATTACCAACATAGTGCTGTAAACCCTACAGCTTAAACAAGAGGAAACCCGACTATGGCTAAACACACAATGGATATGGTTCTTGAGTACGCAAAAGTGTTTGAAGAGAACCGTGATATGGGTGGCGACCAAAATAATGCAGCCAAGAAAGCAGCCAAACATAACGGTCAGTATGTGACAAACGCATACTTTACTGACGAAGGCCAGATCACAGAATTACTTGAAGGTGGGCTAGACCCAAAGCCTATGGGTAATGATCGTATCAAAGAAGGTAGTAGCTTTGGTATCGGTAAGTATGTCAAACTGACACGTATGCATGATCACGTTATGACATTTACGGACAAGAGGGGTAACCCGACTGAGGTAGACTTCGGTGGCGCACCAGTAGTTGTCAACATAACAAACGGACTTGAGAATAAGTCTCTCTGGTCTTTTGATGGAGATGGAACACTAGGTAACGGTACTAAAGCTAAGGTGCAGTTTGAGACCTACTCTAAGGGTGCTGGTGTTCGATTAATTGCTATTGCGGTTACAGACCATGTAGCGTGGGAAGAAATTTCGTCAGCAGACGATGAAATCTTTATGGTAGGATAATACAATGCGTATTGAGATCACAGCTTATGCTAACAAAGACGAAGATGGTTTTGAGGGTATGTTTACGTCCCAACGAGAGGATGTAGACGACCTTCAAACTTTCGCTCAACAACTCACAGACTTTGCCCGTAGTATCGGATACAGCTATGTCGTTAACGTAGGTTTTGAATTAGACGATGGTTCAGTCACGTTTGGCACGTTCTAATGGACAGAGGCAAAGTTTTAATTGATGGAGACATCATAGCATATCGTGCAGCCTTTGCCACTCAAGACCTGCTTTCAAGTGACGCTAGGTATAAGGTAGAGGAGCTTGTAGACTACATCTTAGATGAGACCCTAGACCTTCCCTTTCCAACAGAGAGTGAGTACCAAGTATACCTAACAGGCAAGACCAACTTTAGGTTCGATATTGCTAAGTCTTATCCCTACAAGGGAAACAGGTCTTCAGCAGAAAAGCCTGTCCACCTTGGTGATACTCGTGACCACCTAGAGGTTAAGTACGGGGCTATTGTTAGCGACAACGAAGAAGCTGATGATCTTATTGCTAAGGGGGCTGCTGCACTAGACTACAACTGTGTAGTGGCCTCTATAGACAAAGATATGCTTCAGCTACCTTGTTGGCACTTTAACTTTGGTAGAGGTACGTGGGAGAAGGTAAGTCCTTACGAGGGAACACGGTTCTTTTACACTCAAATACTAACAGGAGACCGTGCAGATAACATTGTTGGTCTACGTGGTATTGGCCCTAAGAAAGCGGAGAAAATCTTGAGTGACTGTAAGACTGAGGAAGACTTGTGGCAAGCCGTTCTTAAGGCTTACGATGGAAACATTGACCGCATAATTGAGAATGGGAGATTGCTTTGGTTAAGACGGTTGGAAGACGAGTTATGGGAACCGCCGAAAGAGGTCGCAAGTACGGATATAGATCAGGACTAGAGGATCGAATATCTGAACAACTTACAGACTTGTCAGTGCCGTTTAAGTATGAGCAGTTTAAGATCAAGTATGAGGTAAACGAGATTAGAACTTACACACCTGACTTTGAACTTCCCAACGGGATTATCATAGAAAGCAAAGGAAGGTTTGTTGCAGCAGATAGAAAGAAACACTTATTAGTACAGAAGCAATACCCTAGCTTAGACATACGCTTTGTCTTTAGTAATAGTAGGGCAAAGATAAGCAAAGGTTCCAAGACAACTTATGCCATGTGGTGTGAGAAAAATGGATTCCAGTACGCAGACAAACTCATCCCGAAGGAGTGGTTAGAATGACGTTAGGTAGTACAGCGGTAGTCTTTAGTTGTGGTCACACAGACCCAGACGTAAGCAACGAAAGGTTCGATTGGTTAGGAGAGTTGATATACGACGTTAGACCTGACTATGTTATAGACTTAGGTGATGGTGCGGATATGCGGTCGTTAAACTCTTACGACACTCGTTACCCAGAAGCTATAGTAAGTCAGTCCTACCAGGATGACATCGAACACTACAACGAGGCAATGAGTCGTCTGAGGGAAAAGCCTAGTGTACGAAAATATAAACGACCGTTTTGGGTTGGCTTTGAGGGGAACCATGAGAATAGAATTAAGACTGCTGTTAAGCACGACCCAAGGGTAGAAGGGGAGAGGTATGGGGTTTCGTTCAAGCACCTACAAACAGACCATTGGTTCGACGAGTACCACGAATACACTAATAGCGCCCCCACCATTCATAATTACGATGGTGTTGACTACGCTCATTATGTGGGGGCTGGCAATTTTGGTCGTGCCATTAGTGGTGTTCATCATGCTTATGGGTTACTACAAAAGCGCTATCGCTCTTGCACTGTTGGTCACAGTCATAAACGTGACCTTTATTTTAAGGACGATGTTGGCAGCAACGGTGCTATTGGGGCCGTTATCGGTTGTTACAAGGGTGCTGAAGAAGGTTGGGCTGGTCAATCAAACAAGGAATGGTTCAAAGGCGTTCTCATCAAAAGAAATATTTGTGATGGACTCTACGAACCTCAGTTTGTTAGTCTTGAGACACTACGACGGACATATGGGAAATGAGGTTGAAGCTGCACTACGTGGTGAAACGAAAGGGGGAACACTTTGGGAAAAAGGTCGGACTACGTAAGGCGAGAAAGGGATGCTTACTATACACCACTACCTGCTGTTGAGCCTTTGATTTCACACTTGCCTTACACGTTTGACTACGTAGAGCCTTGTGCTGGAGATGGACGCCTAATAGATCATATTAGTTATCTTACGGAAGGTCATGGGGAATGCTTGTATGCCTGTGATATTGACCCAAGAGACCCACGGGTTGTACTACACGATGGGCTTTCTCTTGATTTAGGTGGGTATAATGTCGTTGACTTCTGTATTACCAACCCACCTTGGGACAGGAAGTTCTTGCACCCCTTCATGGAACACTGGATGCAGAGGTGTCCCACATGGTTACTCTTTGATGCAGACTGGATGCACACTAAGCAATCAGCCCTTTACATGACCTACTGTACTAAGGTAGTAAGTGTAGGTAGGGTCAAGTGGATCGAAGGTAGCAAGGGTGTAGGCAAAGACAACTGCGCTTGGTATCTATTTGATGCTTACAACAAAACACAGACACAGTTCTATGGAAGGAACATATGATAATGATTAGTCAAGACGATATAGATGCGTGGGAAGTTCAACAAGACAAGCCTGTAAATGACTTGAATGACTACCAGAAGAAAGCGGTATCCTTTGCTGTGTACCCACCTACTCACAAGGTTCTGTATCCCACTCTAGGCTTATGTGGGGAAGCAGGGGAAGTGGCAGAAAAGGTCAAGAAACAAATTAGAGATGGTGTTTTTAGTAACTATGAGTTAGCAAAAGAATTAGGAGATGTCCTCTGGTATCTGTCTAACACAGCTAATGATATCGGTTACTCACTTAAAGAGATAGCTAATATGAACATAGATAAGTTAACAAACCGTAAAAATAGGAATGTAATTAAAGGATCGGGAGACAACAGATGAAGACTAGGTGGGTCAACAATATATTTGTACGGTTTATGAGGTACTGTATTATGTGGTCAGAACATAGGGCAGCAATCAAAACACTTAATAAACTGACAGACGCTGAGTTAAAGGACATAGGATTGTCACGGGGCGATATCGACCGTATGGTCTGGCTAGAAGAAGATAAGCAAGAACGAGGTAAAACACATGAGTAATCTACTACCAACAGACTATCAGACTTTCATTGCAACCTCACGGTATGCACGTTGGCTAGACGAAGAGGGTCGCCGAGAGAATTGGGCAGAGACAGTAGGTCGCTACATGGACAATGTTGTAAAGCCTATTGCTGGTGATGACACATACATCCGTTCTATTGAGGAAGCTATCCTTAATCTTGAGGTCATGCCATCCATGAGAGCCTTGATGACCGCTGGGCCAGCACTCTCCCGTGACAATACTGCTGGCTACAACTGTTCTTATTTGCCCGTAGATGATCCTAAATCTTTTGACGAGGCTATGTTCATCTTGTTGTGTGGTACAGGTGTAGGGTTCTCTGTAGAGCGTCAGTACGTGTCTAAGCTACCAGAAATACCAGAAGATATGTTTAATAGTGGTACAACGGTTCTTGTTAAGGATAGCAAAGAGGGTTGGGCAAAAGCACTACGTCAGGTAATTGCTCTGTTATACAGTGGGGAAATACCAAAGTGGGATGTATCTAAAGTACGACCAGCAGGTGCTAAACTGAAGACCTTTGGTGGTCGTGCTAGTGGCCCTGCACCATTGGTTGACTTGTTTAACTTTGTTATTCGTACCTTTACTAATGCTAAGGGACGTAAGCTATCTTCTATTGAGTGTCACGATATCATGTGTAAGATTGGTGAGGTAGTTGTTGTAGGTGGTGTACGTCGTTCTGCTATGATATCCCTGTCTAACCTAAGTGATGACCGTATGCGTCATGCTAAGAGTGGGTCATGGTGGGAGAACGATCCTCAACGTGCTTTAGCTAACAACTCTGTAAGCTACACCGAGAAGCCTGATGCAGTGTCTTTCATGCGAGAGTGGATGTCTCTAGTGGAAAGTGGCTCTGGTGAACGTGGTATCTTTAACCGTGAGGCTTCTAAGACACAGGCAGCTAAGAATGGTCGTCGTGATCCTGACTACGAGTTCGGCACGAATCCATGTTCGGAAATAATTTTACGCGGATACCAGTTTTGCAACCTAACGGAGTGCGTAGTACGTGCTACAGACACTTTAGAGACACTTGAGAAGAAGGTACGCCTAGCTACCATCTTGGGTACGATCCAGTCGTCCTACACCAAGTTTCCGTACTTGCGTAAGGTATGGCAGAACAACACAGAAGAGGAACGTCTACTAGGTGTCTCACTAACAGGGATCATGGACAACCCACTAATGACGACAAGTAATAAAGGACTAGATAAGACCCTTACTCATCTCAAGCAAATAGCCGTGGATACTAACGCTGATTGGTCTAAACGTCTTAACATTCCTGTCTCTACTGCAATCACTTGCGTCAAGCCATCAGGAACAGTTTCACAGTTAGTAGACAGCAGTAGTGGGATACACGCTCGACACTCTAAATACTACATCCGTACTGTACGTGGAGATAACAAAGATCCACTGACACAATTCATGGTGGATCAAGGTATCCCTAATGAACCTGACGTAATGAAGCCTGATGCTACGACAGTATTCAGCTTCCCTATGCAAGCTCCTAAAGGTGCAGTTACTACAGAGGATATGTCTGCTATTGACCAGCTTGAGATGTGGATGGCGTACCAACGATCATGGTGTGAACACAAGCCATCCGTGACAATTAACGTCAAGAAAGACGAATGGTTTGAGGTAGGTGCATTTGTGTATAAGCACTTCGATGAGATGTCTGGTGTGTCGTTCTTGCCGTACAACGAACACACGTATCAACAGGCTCCTTATCAAGAATGTTTACCTACTGATTATCATATACTTTTAGATCAGATGCCTAAGAATATTGACTGGACTAAGTTGTCAGAGTACGAGCAAGAGGACAACACAGCAGGTAGTCAGACACTAGCTTGTTCTGGGGATAGCTGTGAGATTGTAGACTTAACTTAAGGTGTATCTATGTATACTATAATAACTCGTAATCAATGTAACTTTTGTGATACAGCTAAAGTCCTATTGAAAGGAATGGGACAAAGCTACACAGAGTACAACATAGAGACCTCTAGTTCTAAGTGGGTTCTGACTTTACTTAAACAGGCAGGTCATAAAACTGTCCCTCAAATCTTCTCGTCAGATGGTACACACATAGGTGGGTGTGCAGAACTAAAAGAACTGGCAGGAAAACTTGAGGGTAGTATTTAATGGACGACTTTCCCGACAAGCCAAGGAAGTCCAGACGTAAGACTAACTATAAAGGTGCGAGTAGTAAGAAGACATCAGGTCTCTATGCTCGTACCAACAAACAGAAGGAACTAATAAGTGCGCTTAAAGAAAGCAATCAAATCTTTATTCTTGGCCCTGCTGGTACTGGTAAAACGTATGTTACGGCGACTTACGCTTCCGACCTCTACACGACGAAACAAATCGATAAAATCGTCATCACAAGACCTCACGTTGCCGTAGGTAAGGAGCTAGGATTCTTAAAAGGAGACCTCAATGAGAAAACTATGCCTTGGGCTTTGCCTGTCCTGGATGTTCTGGAGAAGCACTTGGGTAAAGGAACGGTCGATACAGGAATCAAGAATGGGAACATTGAAATGGCTCCTCTTGCTCTCATGCGGGGCCGTAGCTTCGATAATGCCTTTATAATCGTGGATGAGACACAGAACATAACCACTCACGAATTAAAGATGTTGTTGACAAGAGTAGGCGAGAACACTACTATTGTGCTTAATGGTGATGTGCAGCAGTCTGACCTAAAGGAAGCTGATGGTTTGACCAAGGTTATTCACCTAGCTAAGAAGCATATGTTACCTGTACCAATCATTGAATTTGGAATAGACGACATCATACGTAGCGACATCACAGCAATGTGGGTCAGGACATTTCTAAAGGAAGGTATATGACAGATGTTTGGATGAGGGACGCTAACGTAAGAGCAAACGAAGAGGAAAATTATATGGCAAAATGGGGTGAGATAAAAGAGGGTGGATACTTTGGTGGACCTAAAGTTGTAGAAGAGGATGTAGTAAACAAACCTGCACACTACGGTGATGGTAAGATCGAATGTATTGACTACATGAAAGACAACATGGATCACATGATGTTCATGGGATACTTAGAGGGTAACGCCAAGAAGTATCTACACAGGTACAGGTACAAGGGTAAGCCTGTAGAAGACCTAAAGAAAGCACGATGGTACTTAGATAGGCTAATAGGGGAAATGGAAGGAGACCCATAGTATGTTCTCAGCAATAATACTTGCGTGTGCAGCTAACCTAACTTGTGTGTCGGTAGCTTTTCCAGAGGTACTAGATTCAGAAGAGGAATGCCTTAGTACAATGCCTGATGGGTTCAAGTTCGTAGAGTCTAACGGATACATAGTAAAAGGCTACTTATGCTATCGTTGGCCCGAAGAAACCTAGACAAAGAAAAACCCCCTTGGATTGCTCCTTGGGGGTCTTTTTGTATCTATTTATGGGGTGAGCTACCACTTACCTTGTTGTTTACCCACCAGATAAAATACAAGTGCTAGTCCAGCTATACCTGCCAAGGCCAAGAGTATACCTATTGTCCAGTTGATACAGTTGTCGATAAACTCTTGCTTCTTGTAGACTAACTCTCGTTGTTCCTTACGCATCCTAGCCTCAGTGCGTACTATTTCATCCCAAGCTGAGGGTCCGTAAACGAAAGAGATATGGCTACGGAGTTCTTCCCTCATCTGGGTTGCCTGTTGTTTAGCTGACCAAGCCTCTAGTGCCTGAGATTGTGTGTCAGAAAACATCTTGTACATGGGTGGCTTAGATGCCTTCTCGTGTACAAAATCAAGATCACTCAAAGCCTTTGACCATTGTTGCAACTGGGAACCCATTGAGGATAGCTCCTTGCCCACAGCAAAGCCTTTCTTTAGGGCTGTGTATGCTGTACTGGCTGCTGCTATACAGCTAAGGGGGTCCATTACCTAGCTTCGTCTTTGTAGGCTACTCTCTCCATCATAACCCTAATGGACTTTATATTCTCATCTATACGAGCTAGAGTAAGAGCCTGAGCTTGCACTACACCTTCTAGTGTACTGACACGTACATCTTGCCTTAGCAGTTCTTTCTCGTTGTTCTTGATAGCATTATCCATTGAGGACACATACCACACCAACGATACAGTCTGAATAAAGATAGCTACGACAAAGGTTAGAGGGACAGATTTAGATAAGTGCCATTCAGTTTGGTTTTCCACGGTATCTTCCTAGCGTTATTATTTTCAAAAGACCTTTGCCCATCTCTTGAGGAGTAGGCAGCATCCAACCAAGAACTAATAGTAGGATGACCCAAGGTGGGATTTCGTTGATTGTTAAGTTGTCTACCGATTTAGTGCTAACTTTATTGTCATCGTTAGACTGTTCAATCTCACCAGTTAAGGTCTCTACTACTATCTTTTGTTCAGTGTTCTTTGTAGTACCGATTGTCTGAGTGTTAGTTTTACCTATCTGAGTGTTTGCAGCTACGTTAGTTCCTCCCCCCGATAGGAAACCGAGAGGATTAAGTTGACTACAATTACTTAGAAGGAGTATCGACAGGAGTGCTAATGTTACTCTTACCATTGACATATATCCCAAAGAAGCCAGCACCAGCACCAACGATAACTGAGACAAACCCAGCTTGTGCGTTAGTAGGGTCTGGAAGGTTCATAAACCAGTTAGTTGTTTGGTAGAAAGCTATGCCATACAGAGTGATAATCAGACGGGGCCATATACGCCACTTGTCTAACCACTCAGGTGTCATGGATATTTCTTTCTGTCCAATTCAAAGTGGGGAGCGTCATAAAAACTCTTCCAGTCACCACCCCATACGATAGGAATGTCGAGTTCTTCTGCCGCTTCTTTCATAGCCTCAGCCATCAATTCAAAACGATCAATGTCTTCCCAGTCAACAGGATAAGGAACCATGTCTACAGCATGACCCGTAAGGTGACGGGAGTTAAGTGTAGTAGACTTTCCAGCCTTTACTAGCTCTCTCTGACGATTGATATTACGGATACCTTCAATGACTGTGAAGTCAACTTCAGTTATCTCTATTGCTTTTTTAACTACAGCAACCATGTCTGGGTTTACCCCTGATAAGTTCTGTAGACTACGTGTTCCTAATTTATAAGCCATGTTTTATCCTTTATTTCCAACATTCAAAAATAACATCCCACTTAGTGTTTGTTAGTGCTGTAACCCCACCAGCTGTTTTGGTCTGTATAAAGACAGAGTTACCAGCTATTTGAATATTCGTGGCGTTGACAGACGCAGTATTGCCACGCAGTCCACCCCCTTCGTTATGTGAAGTCAGACAGATAACATCCCCAACAGCATAACCCAAATCTGTTGATGTACATACAATCTTGACTTCCCAGCGTGAAGGTACTGCCCCTAATCCGTGTGCAGCAGAAGTCACAGAAGAGGTAAACGCTACCTGTGTTGTGAAGTCAGGCCCAGAAGCTGCTGAATATAATGCGATAATAGCAGCCTTTATCTTTGCAGGACTAACTAAACTCTCCGTTGTACCCGTACCAGCTTGCCACGTACCTGTAGCTTGATCGCCTAGTAGACCTGTCTGACTTCCAGCAGTAGTAACGACCTGTGTGTCATCTAGTATTCTAAAGGCATCAGCACTCTGGTCTACGTAACCTATGTTGATCCAAGCATCATCAGCTTCAGCCCTCATCTTTAGTATGTTTGCAGATGTGTCATACCAAAGCATATTCGCATATGTGGTGCTAGGTGCTGTAGTTCCAGACGACGTACTAGCCAAAGCCTTTAAAGCATTATTGATGTCGGCTCTTGCATTCGATGATGTCTGGTTTGCAATATCAAAATCGTGTTGGCTCATGTTAAGCCCTTTCTATTAATACTCTACGTCAACACTAAGTGCTGTAACGGTTGGTGTATATGTACTGTTGTCGCTGCTTAATACAGCCTTAAACCTAAAGGCACGACCCGTTACGAAACCACCATTTGCTAGTTCATAAGAACCCCATGTAGGGGAACCAGAGGGATCGTCGTTTGTAGCTGAAACATACACTATAACCGATACATCACCAAACTCAGCAGTTTCGTTTGTCCAAGTGTCCCAGTTTCCTGGCCAAGTGTCCCAATTCTGAGGGATGTTATCCCACAACAAAGTGCCACCATCAAACTTTCTAGTGAATGTTCGTGCGCCTGTTATTCTAGCGTTACGAACAGAGTTAGTGTCGATGTAAGCACTAAAGAAGTATTCACCAGTTGGCTCTGCTGCGCTTGTGTTGTCTATCTCTATTGCACTGCCAACCTTGATGACATTTGTTTTAGAGCCAGTGAAATTTGGGTTCTCTGTTTGTGTATCTGTTTGACCTAGCTGTGGTATCTGTGAGGGGTCTATTACAACAGTCGTTACATTCTCACTAAAGTTACCCTCTTTGTCGTAAGCCCTAATTAAGAATGTCCCTGATCTAGCTGGCACAGATGCAGAGGTAGATGGTCTAGCGACCTTCTCAACGACAGTAGATGAGTTGCCCCAAGTAGCTCCCGTTGTGTTGGAGTTGTGTTTGATCTCGTAATGGCTCAAGTCAGAGTCAGGAATAGGGGGCCAAGTTAGAAACAGTGTGCCACCAGAAATCTCTGCTAGTAGACTACCAACGTCTGACGGATCGCCAATAAATGCGTTAATCTCTTGGTTCTCTAGTAGTGTAAACTGACCTTTAATACCAAAGGTGTTAATAGCTCTAGCTCTGAAGTCATAGGAGTCTACTTGCAAGTCTCTTACCTTAAACTCACCAAGTGGCCCTTGACCAAATGTAGAGAAAACCGTCTCACTTGCAAGTTTGTACTCAACCTCAACATAGTCGATAGCCTCTGCCCTACCTGATGTTACATTAGCAACAGCAATGTTTGATACCTTCTGGTTGCTGACTTTAGCTTCAGCGGATACGGCAAGACCGACCTCTGGTACATCAAACGGCGACAGTAGATTAGTGTTGTCTCTCTCGTAGACGATACCATCACTAACTTCGTCAAACACAGATTCAGCAGTCTCACGTAAAGTCATGTTGATCTGTAGGTCTAGTCCATCTGATAGGCCAAACGACCAAGCTATTACTTGGAACTCTTTGTTAGTCCAACCAAAACGTGTGTTAGTAATCCTTACGTTGTCGCCAACTTGTAGCTCTAGTGTTCTCAGGCCAAAGGCTGCATTAATCGTAAGCTGTTGTCTGTTAGACTCTAGGCTGATTAGAGCTATACGCCTAGCCTCAATAGAGTTGTCAGTGAACGGTAAGTCTACGTCAGCAACAGATTCTTGATTATTATCAGCGGTACGAAAAGCTGAGTTAGTAACTTCTGGGTAGTCAGTAACTTGCCAGTTGCTCTCTTCTCCACGGAAAGTACCTTTTACCGTATTAAAGTTGTTACGACGAGAATGTCGTGTACTTACGTTTATCCCAGAGCGTAAGTCATCGTCTGTTAAGTCCATCACTGGGTTTGTCCAGTAGGCAGGTTTCATACGCCACTTACCCTGAGCATACCACAGAGACCCACCCATGCAGGTTAGTAGATCAGACAGAAGGTCATATGGTGTAAGTGCAGTAGTGAAAGCACCATTACAAGTATAACGTGTCGTACTAGCGAGTGTGTTTGTCTGGTTACATACAGCAGCAGCACTGGTAACTAAATCATCGTCTATGTTAGCAGCAGCTTCACTAAGTCCGTAGCTTGAAGTCAAGTAGTCACGTAGGCATAGCGCAGGGTTGTCAGACCAATCTGTTGCTCCACTAGAAGGATTGTAGACTTTCTTACCTTTTACTACGGCAGTTATTGAAGGTACACCATTAGGGAAAACATCAGCGTTAAACTTCAGTCTAACATACATATACGCAATGCCACGAAGCCTGTGTTCACTTGTCCATTTACCATCAGACTCTTCCACAAGTTCGGTTGATGCTAGTTGATCTGCGCTCCCGTTGTAAGTAAGTATTCTGATTAAATCGTTATATTTAGTAGGGGATGTTACATTACCATCACTGTCAACAGTCACAAGTTCATCGTCTATGTAAAACTCTTCAAACGATTGTACCTCATGTCCAGCGACAGCAATGATCCTGTGAAGGTGCTTGTTGTTAGTGCCTGTGGCTTCATCGTATAGTATAGCACCACCAGTTTTCATCTTACCGTATATGATCTGATGATCTAATGCTGCACCTTTTGAGTTTACTTGGTAACCACGGTTGGCTCCACGTAGTTTAGGCTTAGGGGCCAAGGCGGTGAGAGCGAGAGAAGTAACTACATTAACGGCAAGACCTATAGCAAACAGGCCAAAACTATTTGTAACGGTAGCTAGTCCTAGAGCAGTCCCAATAGTACCTGTGGCAAAGGCTGCGCCCGTTGCAGCAATAGAAGTGAATATAACCATACTACAAAACCTTCTCGTACTTTGTTTCCATCTCACTATAGCCCATTCTATTTAAGAAGTTACCTATAGGGTTCTTTTTAGACGAGGAAGCTACCAACCTGTATACGCCATCTTCTTTCATACAAGCCTCAACAAACTTAAACAACTTGTAAGCAACTCTGGATTTTCTGTGGTCTTTGTCTACGTAAACTGCTTCGTAACAACCAGCTAACTCACCCTTAAGTGTAAACGGAGAGGTAATTATAACTACAAAGTACCCTATGAGGATACCGTCTTTTCTAGCGGTAAAGAACTTTAGTCTTCCTATTTCCTCTAGCGCAAAGTAGCTGTCCCAATCTATGACTAGGGTGCTTGTAGGATGTCCTGACTCTTCCCACTCAGTGTGAGCTAAAGGAGCTACTTCTTCTTCGGCTAGAGATAAAAACTCTTGCTGATATTTAACCACTCTTACGACCCCAAGATATATTCCTATCCTGTAAGTCTTCAACAAAGTCTAAACCAAGATCGCCAGGATATATTGACTTTTGATAACCAGAGGTAAATCGGGCAACTCTGGCTCTCTCAAGGTCAATCAGTTTGTTCTCTACTAACAGTTCAATAGTTGATGTATCAGCATCTTCAGCTATGTTCATCTGATCCATGTAACCTGAGAAGATACTGTTTAATCCCTTAGAGGTACTCTGTACTTCAATCTTACTACCATCCTGTAGCAGAATGTAGTCGCTATTCTCCTGTAGGATATTACCCGTGGTAAATGTACCAAAGTATATATTGCAGACACGACCCTGATAAGGCTGGCTGAGAGCTAAAGAGATGACTTCTGAGGGAATACCAGTCAAGGTTATAGTAGCACCTTTAACGGCTAACTCAGAGGTCTCCTCTACAGTGGAAATGTTGAGTAGCGTCCCAGCTCCAGCCCACTCAGTCCCATCAGCTAGGACTAGAGTGCCTTGACCTGTCCACATACGAAGTACATTGTCTCCGTCAAACATTAGCTCTACAGCGAAAAACGGATGTACTGTATCTTCGTTGATGGCTTCTATTGTATTTGCAGACAGGTCTCTGGACATACGATTTACTCCACTTCAGCTTCTGTCGATTTAATTAGCATATCTACAAAAGCCTGTTTGCCGACTTGTAGTTGATCCAAGTTAAACTGCGTGGAACCTATCTTACGATCAAGGTCTCCTATGTGGTTTACCATGACCTTTTGCTGATCTGTTAGCTCATCTTCAGTATAGTCTTTGTCGTTGATCGTAATGGTTTTTGTTTGTTTCTCAGCCATTGTGATCTCCTTTCGGTTAAGTTAAGCAGCCCAAGGATTTCCCGAGGCTTCGGTGGGGTTAATTTGTTTATCGATAGCAGC